GATGATGCCATGGGCGATGTATTCGACCAAATCAAAGCCTTTAACTTTGCCCCTGAAGACATTCTTGGAGTAGGTCAAGCTAGCCTTACGAAGACACTTCAGGTCAAGTCAGACCTAGACCGTCAAATCAAAGCGAGCGTTAAGGTTGTACAAGAAAAATCTAACCATCTTGTAGAGCAAGCTCTGGAAGTCGCTGAAAGGGCAGTAAAACGTCCAGTCAGTCTGATGATGGAAAGCGGAGCGCTTGTTGGCCAAATCGGACAAAAGATGACCGATTACCAAAACGACAAGCTCATGATCGATAACATGATGAGAGGGATTATTTAATGGACACAGTTATCTATAACAATCATGACCTTTCTGAGGTTATAAAAATCAACGAAGTAATTCGTCCGGTAGGGAATGAAAGGGATGTCACAACAAATGACGCCCCTTTTTTGGGCGTAAACGTCCAAGAAGTAAGAACCGGACCCAAAAAAATCAAAGTTAAGTTTACCGTTCAGAAAAAAACGGCAAGAGAGACCGAATTGGCCAAACACGCCTTGGCTACAATCCTGAACACTGACAAGCCAGTTCGTATTGATATTTCAGACGAGCCTGACAAGCACTATATGGGGCTTGTCGTTGGTTCTGTCGATGTCGACAATGTGGCTAGATGGCTCCAAAAGGGCGAGTTTGAGATTCTTGTTCCTGATGGTGTCGCACATGGCACGACCTATAGACGGTTCGATAACGGCCAAGAGCAACCTGACAAGGTTGTTTTTAATTTGGTCAATAATGGGAACGTCCCAGCTTTTCCTGTCGTTACTGTCAAAAACAACGCTGAGAACGGCTATATCGGTCTCGTCAATACTAGCGGAGCTTTTGAAGTTGGAGACCGTGAGGAAGCCGATACAGGCATAGTCAAACGGTCTGAGGTGCTACTTGATTTCCGAGGCAATAAAATATCAGACGGATTTACTAGGGCAACAAAGAACAAGACGATCACGAATGATAACAGCGAAAATGTGAAAGGTGTATCTGAAATCCTGACGCTTTGGGATAAAAAGCACATTAAGCTAAGAGACCAGTTTAACGGTACTGATACTAAAAACTACGCTACAGGCTTGACATGGGATATCCCTGTAGACAGCGCTGGAGGCGTTGGCTCCCTTGATGATTACATTTTCGGTAAACAGATTTTTTTGCCTGGCGCAATCAATCAATATGGCTTTATCAAGATTACAGTATCAGACACAGCAGGTCAGTTTTTGTATGGCGTCGAAACGTTCAAACGGACTCAGGGGCAAGAATGTGAGTTCAATGTGTTTGGATCTGACGGAAAGGGGAGCTATTACTTTCTTAAATGCTGGAATTTTACAGGTCTATCAGATAGCAAGGTGAACCCATTCACGTCCTCAAACGGACAATTTGAAATAAAGCGGAATGATGACAGGGTCCAGGTATACTACCAAGGATCTCATTACAGCTTTACCATCCCTGAAATTAAAAGCAGAAAATCCGCCAAAATTCATGTCATGCTTGGGGCCTACCATGATAAGCCTATGGTTACTCACATGTACATAGACGAACTACTGTACCGTAAGGATTTTGTGCCAGGAGTCGGTGATGTGCCGAACCGCTACCCAATCGGTTCAAATGTCGTGCTAAACAGCGAGAATGACACTGTCACTGTGGACGGTCTTGAGAAGATTGTGGATGTAGTGGATGGCTCAAGTTTCTTGACTATTCCACCTGGAAACAGTCAGCTTGAGGTCTATTGCTCAAGTTGGGTCAAGACCAAGCCAACTGTAAAAGTAGAATTTAAAGAAAGGTATCTATAGCAATGTTATTGACAATACATGACTCAAATTTGAGAAAAGTGGCTTTTATCGACAATGACAAACAGGATACATTGAACTATTTCAACGATACCTGGACAAGATACCTGGAAACTGGGTCCAGTACCTTTGATTTTACTGTTTTTAAAAAGGCGATTATCTCAGACGTAGGCAAAAAGAGGGCCTATAACTCTCTCAATGAGAAAGCCTTTGTTTCATTCAGATATAAGGGCAGAACTTACCTACACACTATCCGAAAAATTGAGGAAAATGAGAAAGTTATCAAGTGTTATAGTATCAACCTAAACCTTGAGCTGATCAATGAGTACTCTATCCCTTACAAGTCTCCAAAAGCTATGACTTTCAAGGAATTTTGTGAGGAGATGGACTTGCTCAACTATACTTTCTTAAAAATTGGTATCAATGAGGTTGCTAATAAGAAAATATCCGCAGAGTGGGAGGGTACAGACACCAAACTCAACAGACTACTTAGTCTGGCTAAGAAATTTAGCGCAGAAATTGAGTTTGACACACGTCTCAACGCTGACAGCTCTATCAAGTCATTTACAGTCAATGTCTATCATGAGCACGACGATAGCCACCAGGGAGTGGGGCAAATTAGTCCAAAAATCTTGAGGTATGGTAAAAACCTCAAGACAATCACTAGGACGATTGACAAAACTGGGATCTATAACACGGTTGTCCCAACAGGAAAGGACGACAAAGGCAACGTAGTTGATATTAGAGGCCTTGGAGCTTGGTCTGTCAATAATGCAAAGGGAGAACGTGAGTTTTACCAGTCAGGGGCTGCTCTATATGCCCCTCTCTCTATGCAGATGTATCCAAGCACTTTCACACATTCAACAGGCGACCGTGACCAGTGGACTCGTAAGGACATGACTGTAGAGAGTTCAAATCCTGAGGTCATCCGTTCGACGGCTTACCGTGAGCTCAAAAAGAACTGTTACCCAGCAGTTACTTACGAGGCTGAGGGTTTTGCGGATCTTGAAATAGGAGACACGGTAAAAATCTATGATGACGGCTTTAACCCTACTCTCTTGCTTGAGATGAGAGTATCTGAGCAAGTCATCAGCTTTACCAATCCGAAGAATAACAAGACCACTTTCTCAAATGCCAAAGCGCTTGAAAATCGTCTATCTCAAGGCATTCAGCAACAGCTAGACAGGATGATAGAAGACGCTAAGCCATATACCGTCAAATTATCCACAGATAATGGCATAGCCTTTAAAAACGGTCAAGGTCAGACGATTGTGACCCCTACTCTTATGAAAGGGAATAAGGTTATCAATAGCGGCTGGCGTTGGATCGTAAATGGCGAAATCAAGGCCACAAGCCCTAGTTATATTGTCCGAGCCTCGGACATCAATCAAAAAATGGTATTGACGGTTTCGGCATGGGTTGATAACAAAGAGATAGCGTCTGAGCAGTTGACTCTTATCAATACGTCTGACGGAACGACAGGAAAGACTCAGTACTTTCATAGGGCTTGGGCCAATTCAGAGGATGGGCGTGACGGTTTCAGCACGTCATCAAGCGCCAATAAGCGCTATTTTGGTACCTACACAGATTTCAACGAGGCGGACAGTCAGGATCCTACAAGATATAACTGGACGGCTCTCTTTGATAACGTGAAAGGCGGAAATCGTAACTATTTCAAGAATGGCAGAGCTCAACAAATCAACACTGGGAATAGTGAAACGTATGATATGCGGACTTTCATTTTTGACGATTTTTGGAAAAACCAAGACAGGCTAAAACCAAATTATGTGCGTGTTGCATTTGAAATTAGCTTATCTCCAGCGCTAGCAGAAGATACACAGGCTAATGTGCATTTTTCGGCTAGCCCCTGGTACAAAAATCAAATTGTCCTCAAAGCTGGAGTCACTACTCCTCAAAGTTTTGAGTTTACTATTGACCTCTCAAACGCCTCAGAAACTTACAAAACAGATAATGTTTTCATTCGTTTTGGTACAGCTCATGGATTTCCTGCTAACCAGACGGTTACGCTTGAGAATGCCATGCTATCCGTGGGAACTAATTTTCTTGGCTATGTGAAAGCTATTGAGGATGTAGAGACTGACATCAACTCCAAGGCTGACCAAGGCCTGACTCAGGAACAGTTGAATGCTTTGAATGAGAAAGCTGGAATTATTCAGGCTGAGCTTGAGGCTAAGGCTAGCGCTGACACACTTGATAATTGGATAAAAGCTTACAAGGACTTTGTCCAGTCTAACGAGGCAGCGAGGGCACAAGCTGAGAAAGATTTGATTTTAGCTAGTCAGCGTGTTTCTAACATTGCTAAAGATTTGGGAGAACTCTCTGACCGCTGGAATTTCATTGATACTTACATGAGTTCGTCAAATGAGGGGCTTGTGATTGGTAAGAATGACGGTAGCTCTAGCATGCTGTTTAGTCCAAATGGACGAATTTCAATGTATTCAGCAGGGGTTGAGGTCATGTATATTTCTCAAGGTGTCATCCACATTGAGAATGGTATCTTTTCTAAGACCATTCAAATTGGGCGGTATCGTGAGGAGCAGTATCATATCAATCCTGATATGAACGTTATCAGGTATGTGGGATAGGAGGAAGTATGGCAAAGTTTAGTAATTCAAGCGGTAGCTTGTATCTCAATGTCTATGTAGAGCAAGGCTCTCAGAGTATTACGGCTAACACCTCAACTGTCAACTGGCGGATGACAGTTAGCCGTACAGGTGCCTACTACACTCATAACCATCAAGGAGATAGTACGTTATCTCTTAATCTGGACGGTCGTAACGTGCATTACAGCTATCCGACGTGGGAAACATCAGGTGAGGAGTACACGCTTGCTAGTGGGTCAAGTACAATCAGCCACAATGCAGATGGGACTAAGACCTTACCTATATCATGCACGTTCAATCCGAATAATGGCCTGCATGGTACTATCACAGTATCAGCAAGCCTTAGCCTGACGACTATACCACGCTCAAGCTCTGTAAGCGTGAGCGCTGGGGTCATTGGTAGTGCGGTTACTATCAACATCAATCGTCAGAGCTCCAGCTTTAAGCACACAGTGCGCTATGCCTGGGCAGGTAAGAGCGGAACGATTGCAACGAATGTAGACACATCAGCAACATGGACGCTCCCTCTTGACTTTGCAAACGACATTCCCAACTCAGCAAGTGGAACGGGGACAATCTTTGTAGATACCTATTCAGGAAGCACCAAGACTGGAACGCAGTCAACCACACTGACGGCTAGCGTGCCAGCAAATGTCAAACCCACTTTTACAGGGGTTTCCTTGTCAGACTTGAATGGTGCTGCTCAAAATCTCATCCCTAACTCTGATACATTCATCCAGGTAATCTCTAACATTAAAGTAGCGTTTAATGGCGCAGTCGGTTCTTACGGCTCATCCATCACTGGATACTATGCTGAGATTATTGGCAAGAACCAATCCACAAGCTCAAACGGCGGTGGTCTTGGCATTATGAACTACCACGGCACTATCAAAATCAGAGCGAGCGTCTCAGATAGCCGTGGTAGATGGTCGGATACTAGAGAGGTATCCGTGACTGTGCTTGAGTACTTTGCTCCAGCTCTTAGTTTTAGCATAGCAAGAACGGGGTCAACCTCTAGCACCCTAACCGCTACGAGAAATGCCAAAATCGCCCCTCTGACTGTATCAGGAAGTCAAAAGAACTCAATGACCTTGACTTTCAAAGTTGCAAGGCTTGGGACTACTAATTTTCAAGTAGACACAGGACCAGCCACTGGATCCTGGACAAGCATCTCAAACCTAGTCAACTCTCAGGCTAATCTTGCAGGCAATTATCTAGCTAATCAGTCATGGGTTGTCATCGGCACGTTAGAGGACAAATTCACTCGTACTGATTTCATGGTCAACGTGGCCACGGAAAGCGTGGTTTTGTCTTATGATAGGTCAGGGGTTGGGGTCAATAAAATTCGTGAGCGTGGAGCCTTGGATGTGAAAGGGGACATCTTTGCTAACGACCAGCCTATTCAGCAGTATCAGCTAACACGTAATAACGGAATTTCTATTTTAACGAAAGAAAGTCTCGATAATGTCCTTAAAAATGGTATGTATTATAGTCACAGTGCACCTGATAGACCAAGAAATCAGAATGGCTGGTTATTGGTTCAAGTCTATGATGACGCTCAATATGTTGCGCAGACTTATTGGACGGCTGCCACTGAAACAATGCTAGTAAGGTATAGAATGGATAACCGTTGGGGTGACTGGAAAGAGATTGCTACCAAAGATGACATCCAAAAATACACTCAAGACTCTGCTTGGCAAGTCCTACCTTTGCAAAACAGCTGGGTACACCATCCTGAGTACGGCAAAGTTCAGTACTCAAAAACATTTGATGGAGTGGTTTACATCAGAGGCACGGCTTACAAAGGCAGAACAACAAAAGAGACGGTTATTGGTGTCTTACCTGTCGGTTTTAGACCTAAACAAACTATGTTTGTATCAGCTCTAAATAATAGCTATGTCCCTGCTGTTTTAGGGATCTATCCGAGCGGTAATGTAGTCGTCAAGGGGAACGTTGACGAAAAATGGTTAAACCTAGACAACGTATCTTTCAAAATTTAAAAAGGAGAAAGCATGAAATT